CGAGAACCTGGCGAACCTTGCGCCATCCTTCCAGAAGCAGATCCTGCAGTACGAGGGAACCCGGCTGGGCAGACAGGAGATCTACGCCGAGATCATCGACCCCGAAGAGTCAGGCATTGTGAAGCGGGATCACTTCAAGCTATGGCCTACCGGTAGGGAGTTCCCTAAGTTCGAGTACATCATCCAGTCTTACGACTGCGCCTCTACTGAGAAGACCCAGAACGACCCGACCGCCTGCATTACCTTTGGCGTCTTTAAGCCTCAGGACAGTCCAATGTCGGTCATGGTCATCGACTGCTGGCAAGACCGCCTGCAATACCCTGACCTGCGGCCTAAGGTCATCGAGGAGTACGACACGGTCTTTGGTGAGGGCAAAGAGCGCAAGCGCGTGGACCTGATCCTCGTGGAGGATAAGTCAGCCGGTATCAGCCTGATCCAAGACCTGCAGAGGGCGCACCTGCCGGTCAGGGCCTATAATCCAGGGCGAGCAGACAAGATCCAGAGGCTTAACATCGTCTCGAACATCATCGCCCGAGGCAGGGTCTGGATACCGGAGAGCAGTCAGAGACCCGGCTATGTCAGGGACTGGGCTGAAGGGTTTGTAAGCCAGATCTGCGCGTTCCCAGAGACCACGCATGACGACTATGTGGACGCCTGCACGCAAGCGCTTCGGTTTCTACGAGACGCAGGCTGGCTGGATATCGACCCACCGCGGGATGAGTTGGATGAGGACGACTACGCCGATGCCGGCATGGTGCGACGCGAGAATCCGTATGCTCAGTAGACATCGAGTGGCGGGTCTCTTAAACTGGCGCGATAAGGAGGCGTCATGACTGACGAAGAACAGATCCGCCTATTCAACGAACTCATGAGCACCCAGCCCGGAGAGCAGATCAAAGGGCTAGCGTCGCGGTATCCTGATGTGTTTGAGAAACCCCGACTTCAAGAGCCTACTGATCCGCTGAAGATGCGTGAGCGCATTGCAGACTCTGAGCGCAGGCGTAAAGAGCAGGAAGAGGCCGCGTTCCAAGCCAAGTACGGCCAGAAAACACTTGGTCAGATGGCTCGCTTTGAGTTTATCCCTGACGACATTACGGCTGCCATCAAGGCGATTGGCACCATCGGCTCAGGCGCAGGCGCTGGCATCAAGGGAATGGTCGGTGAAGCCTTTGGGATGGATCCCGAGGCGATTATGCAACGCAACATCTACCTGCCTGAGTTTCTAAAGAAAGATCAGGCCGCATTAACGCCCGAGGAAGAGCGCGAGCGTGCCTTCTACGGTCGGTACATAGACAAGAGTTTAGAGGGCTTTAAAACGGTAGGAGACGCACTCGAATCTCCTATGAGGGCTTATGAAGAATCTAAGCTCGATGCCTTGATGTTCATGCCGGGTATCAAGAACATCTCAAAGATTGACGACCTTCTTGAGATGGGCATCCGTGGCGCTCGTGATGTCGCACCGGTCGTTAAGCCTGCCATTCAGTCAGCCGGTCAAGCCGCTCGCCTTGCCATTCGTGACGACCTGCTGCCGCTTACCCAGAAGGCAACGCAGGCAACCAAGGAGTACTTCGAGACACCCCCGGTAGGCGCTATCAGTCTGGATACACTCGGGTTCTCATCACGCCTCTCAGAGGGTGTAGATAAGTTACAGGACAAGGGTACCGGCCCCCAGTTCCTAGCCCAGTTGAGCAAGATGAAGGGCGTGCCTCAGGCAGAGATCAAGGTCACCGGGTTGGATGAGTACCTAAAGAACACCCCGAAGGTGACAAAGCAGGAGGTGCAGGACTACCTCGAGACCAACCGCCTGCAGTTGATTGAGGACGAGCGGATCGCTGGTGCTGGTCGTATTGATAAGGAAGTCATTCAATACCTACCTAGGCAGTTTGATTGGTTGGGCAAAGAAGACCTTGCAGAAGAGTTTGAAGACAAGGCGCACCTGCGGAACCACTTGATTCGTACCCTTGACCGTCACTTTGACGACCTCGAGGCAGAGGCTGACAACACGGGGAGCTTCTACGCAAGGGACAGTAATACTGGAGAGTTGCGATACATACCAGCATCTAAAAGGTTTGAGTGGCGTGAGGCTGAGATCGACAAGATTGATAACGAGCTTGGGGACTTTCCAGAATTTAATGGTGCCACTAACTTTGAGGGTGATTATCAGATCCCTGGCGGCCAGAACTACCGCGAGATCCTTTATAAGCTACCGGATGACAAGGTTGAGGGCGTGTTTAGACCACCCGACGGACACTTCCCCAACGCAGAGAATACCTTTGGCTCCATCCGTGCAACCGACCGCACTATTGACGGTACGCCGACACTCTTTGCAGAAGAGATCCAGTCCGACTGGGCGATTGCTGGGGCAAAGCAGGGTTATCGAACTAAAAATGAATTGATAAAAGGCAAGGCGGTCAAACAGGAAGATATACCGGGAGGTTTATCGTCATGGAAGGTGCAGTGGGATGACGGCACTTTTTCTGGTGGATACGATAGAGAGGCCGCCGAAAGGGTCGCCCAGCTTGGCAAAAATGCACCCGGCGTCCCCGACAATCCATTCCGCGGTAACTGGTACAAGCCCGTCATCAACAATTTCCTCGTGAAGGCCGCTAAAGAGGGTAAAGGTGGCATCGGCTTTCCCGTCGGCGAAATCGTTAAGGATCGATACAACTTGGCCAACGTGGTTGACCGCATTGAGTCGTACACCGACGATTACACCGTCGAGTTGTACACCCCAGCACCCGGAGGCCCGTTCAAGCATGTCACGATTGACTTAAAACCTACTCTTGATGACGCGAACAAAAAACAGATGCGCCTAACGGTTGATAAGGACGGACTCGTTTGGGAAACCAACGCAGGTCAGTACAACAGGTTTATTGGAAAGCCACTCACCGAAGTTGTAGGCAAGGGCGTAGGCGAAAAGATCTTATCCAACGACTCGCAGGTAATGACCGATCTTGACCTAAAGATTGGCGGCGAGGGCAAGGACAAGCTCTACGACGACATGCTGCCCAAGCACTTAAACGAGATCGGCAAGCGCTACGGCGTCCAACTCGAGAAGCGCACCATTCCCTTTGGCGAAGGCAAGAAGAAAGAGTCCGAGGTCTACTTCATGCCCATCACAGAGGAGATGCGTAATGACATCCTCTCTCAGGGTTTGCCCATGTTCAAGCAGGGTGGCTCCGTTAAGAAGTTTGCACCAGGTGGGAAGGTGCTTAAAGGTATCAGTAAGGGCGCAAGCGAAGCCGCCAAGGAAGGCAAGAAGATGCTTCAAGGCGTCTACCGCGGCTACACTGGCGAGAGGCTTGAGGAGCCTGTGCTGTCCACCACGCCCCAGAGGAAGGTGGCTGAGTACTACGCTACCCGTAGAGCGGCTACACGAGGCGAAGATCCTCATATAGAGATGCTGATGGTTGACCCTTTCGTGGGCAAAGAGTACGGACTTGCCCTTCCCATTGACGAATTTAATCGAGAGTTACTCACGACTCGAGCACGAGCCATTGCGCCAAGTGATGTAGTAGAGCGCACCCAACTCAAGAAAAAAGGAGGCCTCGCGTGCCTTTCCAAGTAGACCCCATGTTGATCCCGATGTTTGGCAGAGGTAACCTTTCTAAAAAGTTTGCCGCAGGTGGTAACGCTAAGAGTGGTGTTGGTACGCCTACATCATCGCCGGATAAGTTAGAAGAGTTCAACCGAAAGCTGCAACGTGAACTTGAAGAAGAAAATCGTCGGTTTGAGGAAAGTGGTGGTTCAGAGTTTTATTCTGCAATTCGTCAGCCCATGCAAGATATCAATGAAAAATTAAATCAGACGTTAGAAATGTATCGCATGGGTCGTGCGTCAGAGGCTGATGTTCAAAAACTTCTTCCTTTTTTCTCTGAGTACGACATTGCAAGCCAGTTCGGCAGAACGGATACGGGCGGTTATCGGCCCAGCGACATCAATGCCCCGTCAACAGATCGTCTGCGCGAGTTCATTGAGATACAAAAGCCGACCATCGACGCAAATCGCCCTGATATGTTCCCATACGATCCTCTTGGATTAAAGTCGCAAGAACGTATGTTGCAAATGGCTAGAGGCGGTCCAATTAAATCTGCGTTGACTGGCATTGAAAAGGCTCAGGAGGCGGTGAAGGCGGCCAAAAAAGATGCGCCTTTGTATTCACCGAAGGTGTTAGAAAGCACCGCATCTCGAATTGCAGATCAATTACGCAAACAGAACCCCAAACTAACGGACGAAGCGATCAAGCAGAGATCTGAACGCTTAGCGGCACAAAAACTCCAATGGGAACGAGGACAAAAACCTGCACTAGAAAAAGAGTTTGGAGAACTAGTTAAGGCTCCATCTTCAGCATCAAAGATGCAAAAGATGCAAAACGTTCCTGAGGTTGTCCAACGTCGAATTCAAAAAACACAAGACTTTTTAAAACAACCCACAGAGCCGTGGCAGCCACCTCGCAAAGAATTACAGGCCTTTGACAGAGAGCGCATTAAGGATGCGTTGGAAGGTTTCCCAGGCATCGAACAGTCAAGGTTTCCCCGCTACGAAGCGCCACGATCAGGCGCATTGTCAGTAATGGAGGAGATTTATCAAGATCCGGTTAACCGATCCCTCATTAAGGGACAAATTGAACGTGGTCTCCCATTGGGTGGCGAGACGTTTTATGCATCTCTGTATCCGCTCAAACTTGCGGCATTAGAGCGCGGCATTCCTGAAGAGCAGTTCAATCAGTTTATTTACTCCATAGCGCCGGCGTCTGCTCGCAACTCAATCATGAATGAAATGGCCGTTGGCCAATTTTTGCGTGACATGAATGCGCGTGGCATACCAATGGACGATAAAACTGTAAGAAAAGAAATGGACGCTTTTAAAGCAAAGTATGGGAAAGGCTTGTCTTTGATGCCGGTGCATCGAGAGGGCGTTAAATCAGTGCTCGAGGGCAATCAAGACTTGCGCGAATTATCAAAAGCAAACATCCCAACAAATTACAAAATTCCAACTTACGGCACTCAAAAAGCCGGGGATTTTGGCAAGTCTGTTGTGCTTGATGTTCACGAAGCCGCTGGCGAAACAAGGGGAAGTCGTTTCCATCCTTACTTCTCAAAACAGGGCGGGTTTGCACCCCCCGAATATGGACCAGCAGAAAGTCAAATGCTTCAAATTGCCGAAGAGATGGGTATACCCGGCGGTATGGCGCAAGCAGGGCGGTGGTTTGGTGGTGGTGAACTTACCGGGTTAAAGTCTCCACGAGGTGATGCATTGGATTTGTTTGAAAAACAAACGGCATACACCCTTCAAGGGTTAGGCACCACCCCAACACCACGAAACATTCGCAATTACATTCTTGACATGATTGAAACAGGCGAGGGTGTGTTGATGCCATATTATAAAAAAGAAGGAATGCCTGACTATCGCACCGAGAAAAAGAAGGGCGGAGCCGTTCGTAAGGGCGCTCTCGCCGCCGTACTCAGTTAATAAGGACACAAAATGGCAGAACAATTCCCCATCGACCCAGAGTTTGGACGGTTTGTAGGCGGCCAACCGATGGATGAAGACGCAGAGGCAGGCGTTGAAGTAGAGCTTGACCTTGATGACTCTGAGCTTGAGGAACTGCCAGACGGCTCCGTAGTGGTCTCGCTCGACACCAAGGGGCCTGTGGATAACCCTGACTTCTACGAAAACCTTGCCGATAACGACATGATCGACGGGGTGAATCTAAGCTCCATCGCCCTGCGCTATATCAAGCTCATTGAGAAGGACAAGCAAGCCCGGAAGGAGCGTGACAAGCAGTACGAAGAGGGCATTAAGCGCACCGGATTAGGCCATGACGCACCTGGCGGAGCGAACTTTGAGGGTGCAAGCAAGGTTGTCCACCCGATCATGGCTGAAGCCTGCATTGACTTTGCCTCTCGCGCCATCAAAGAACTGTTTCCCCCTGACGGCCCCACTCGAACCAAGATCATGGGTGACGTTGACCAGAGCAAAGTGGAGGTCGCAGAGCGTAAACGCGACTACATGAACTGGCAGTTGACCGAGCAGATCCCAGAATTTAGGGACGAGCAGGAGCAGATGCTCACCCAACTACCTCTTGGCGGCTCCCAATTCTTAAAACTCTGGTACGACGACAAGCAAAAGCGCCCATGCGCGGAGTTTTTGCCTATCGATAACGTTCTTCTGCCCTTTGCGGCTACGAATTTCTACACCGCTCAGCGTGCCACCGAGGTTCAAGACATCTCAAACTTTGAGTTTGAGCGTCGTATCCGTATTGGTTTGTACCGAGACATCCGTTTTGTCAAAGCGACAATGGACCCGGACCCCACTTCCGCTCAGAAGGCCACATGGAAGGTTGAGGGCAAGAACGAAAACGACAACGAAGACGGTATTCGACGAGTCTTTCACATCTACACCCACATGGAATTGCCGGATGACGAGTATTCCAAGGGTGAAATGGCTCCGTACATCCTGATGATCGACGAACTGGACGCCGAGGTCATTGGTCTTTATCGCAACTGGGAAGAAGGCGACGAGACGATGACGAAATTGGACTGGATCGTCGAGTTCAAATTCATTCCGTGGCGGGGCGCTTACGCGGTTGGCTTGCCTCACCTCATCGGAGGTCTATCAGCGGCTCTAACGGGCGCTCTGAGGGCGCTATTGGACTCGGCACACATCAATAATGCCGCGACTATGCTCAAACTTAAGGGCGCAAAGATCTCTGGGCAGTCCCAGCAGGTTGAAGTCACGCAGGTGGCAGAGATTGAGGGCGCTCCGGGTGTGGATGACATCCGTAAAATTGCGATGCCAATGCCGTTTAACCCCCCAAGTGCGGTGCTTTTCCAGCTTCTAGGCTGGTTAACGAGCGCTGCCAAGGGCGTTGTGACAACGGCAGAGGAAAAGATTGCCGATGTCAACTCCAATACGCCTGTGGGAACGACTCAGGCCTTAATTGAGCAGGGTGCCGCGGTGTTTTCTGCGATTCACGCTCGATTGCACGACTCGCAAGGCCGTGTTCTGCGGATTCTCCAGCGTATTGACCGCTGGTATCTGGAAGACATGAGAAAAGGCGAGTTGATCGAGGAATTAGAGATCAAACGAGAGGATTTCCGCCGTCAAACGGACGTTATCCCCGTGTCGGACCCCCATATTTTTTCTGAAACCCAAAGAATGGCCCAAATCCAAGCGGTTATGGCCATCATGGACAAGAATAAGGACCTCTTTAACCGTCGAGCGGTAATCGAGCGCTTCTTAAAACAGATCAAGGTACCGGGTGTCAACGAGTTAATGACCAACGTACCGCCGCCTGTGAAGATTGACTCTGCCAACGAGAATGTGGCGATGACAATCGGGCAGGCCGCCTTTGCGTACCCTGAGCAGGACCACTTGGCGCACATTCAGGCGCACCTCGATTACGCCAAAGACCCGTCTCTGGGTGCCAATCCTCTTATTGCGCCATCCTTTATGCCCAAGGTTATGGAGCACCTCAAGCAGCACATTGGCTTGTGGTACCTCACCCGCATGAACGGCTATGTCCAGAAATCCATGGGACGCAAACTGGACCCCTACGAGCTTATAAACGACCCCAAGCAGGTCGATCAGCTTTTTGCTATGGCATCCCAGCACGTTTCTCTGGACGCCGAGGAGACCCTGCAGGGCATCACGCCGGTCATCCAAAGCATTGTCCAACTCGCTCAGAAGTACAAGCAAAAGCCCAATCTCACGCCTGACGGTCAGGTCTTGCTTGAGACCTCGATGGCTGAGACCAAACGTCGTGCGGCTCGAGACCAGGCTGAGATGCAGATCAAATCTCAGACCGAAGCCCAGCGCCTGCAGATGGAGCGCGAGAAGATGGAGCAAGAGTACGAGATGAAAATGGAAGAACAGGATCTTAAGATCGCCTTAGCACTGGGTGATCAGGAGATGGAAGAGCGCATCGAAGCGGCCCGACTTTCTCGGGATGCGGCTCGACTGAAGTTGGATCAAGACAAAGTCGCCCAAGACCTTATGAAAGGAATGTGAGATGAGTGAACACGAGCAGAAAAGCGAAATGGTTCGCCAGCACAAGCGGATCGCCATGGGCGTGAAACTTGACGGCCAATCCCCGCAACCCAAGGGCGAGAAGTCCGAACCCAAGAAAGGAGCGCTTGCACAACTCGAGAAAAAGCCTAAGTGAAAACCCTATCGGACTTTATTGGTACCGTCAAAACGAGAAAGGCAGAGATAGCAACCTCTCTTGCAGAGGGTCATGCATCTAATTTTGAGGCGTACCAGCGAATGGTCGGACAGTATCAGGGGCTTGACGAAAGCCTAGATATTCTCAACAACTTGATGAAGGAAGAAAATGAAGATGAATGAACCGGTAGCTTCTGGCGAAGCTGAATTGGCTTGGGCATTTCCGAGCGTGGACCCCGGTGCGAAGCCTCTGGGAGGCAGAATCTTGGTTCAGTTACGGCGAACCAAAAAGAGGACAACCAGCGCGGGAATCATTTTGGTTGAAGAAACCAAAGAAACCGAAAAGTGGAACAACATGGTGGCCAAGGTCGTTGCAATTGGACCTCTGGCGTTTAAACACCGTGACACGATGCAGGCATGGCCTGAGGGTTCGTGGTGCGAAATAGGTGACTATTTGCGTGTTCCTAAGTATGGCGGTGATCGATGGGAAGTGCCGGTGCCGGGTCAAGATGAAGAAGACTCAGCCCTGTTCATGATCCTTAACGACCACGAAGTCATTGCAAAAGTTACTGGTGATCCATTAGCGATGAGGGCCTTCCTATGAGCGAGAAAGAAGAAGAAATTCAAGTCCGAGAGGAGCAAGACGGCTCCGTCACGGCAGAGCTGCCCGAAGGCGTTGAGAATCCTCAAGTTGAGGAAGATGACAGCCAAGAGGAGCAGGAAACCCAAGTTGAGGCGCATTCAGACGACGACGACACAGATCGACCCGATGACACTGAGGCGATCCGCGAGGCTCGCAGAGCACGCCGCAGAGCCAAAAAGGACATGATCCGCAAGACCAATCAGGAAAAAGATCAACGTCTGGTGTTCCTGCAGCAACAAAACGAAGACCTGATGCAACGCCTGTCGGTGGTTGAGCGCAAGACCCATAGCTCAGACATTGCACGGGTTGACTCGGCTTTGGATAACGAGCAGGCAAGAATGCAGTACGCCCTGACCAAGATCAAACAGGCAACCGAGGCAGGTGACGGTGACGCCATGATCAAGGCGCAGGACATGCTCTATGAAGCCCGTAAGCGTGTTGAGGCAATACAAACCCTCAAAAAACGTATGACGGATACGGCAACGCAACAAAACAATCCAATTAACCCAAAGGTTCAGGCGCACGCCAAAGAGTGGATGAGCAGGAACTCTTGGTACGACCCCGCTAAAAATGATGAAGACACCGCCATTGCCAAACTGGTTGACGAGCGTCTTACAGAAGAGGGGTATAACCCGGCATCACCCGATTATTGGGATGAATTGGATGAACGCTTGCAAAAGCGGCTACCGCACTTATACAATCGGACAAGACGAGAAACATCCGGAAGGAGGCCAAAGAGTTTTGTAACCAGTTCGGAAAGGGAGACCGGGGGTGCTAGCGGTAGAAACACCTTCACGTTAAGCCCTGAACAAGTCCGTGCGATGAAAGATGCGGGATTCTGGGATGACCCAGACAAACGCAACAAAATGATCAAACGGTACGCAACTGAAGCAAGAAACTCTAGGAGCTAATAATGGATTCTCGATTAAAAAAATCTCTTTCTGCTGGTGGGCGTGACAATCGGTCTTCGCAAGACCGTGAACGAGCACCAGTAGAAGATAAGTTCATTTCAACGCAGGAACGTCGAAAGATGTGGAGCGATGAGTGGACACAAAGTGCGCTGCCAAAGCTACCGGAATTACCCGGTTGGCACCTTTGCTGGCTTTCAACCACCAACAGTTACGACAGTATTGATAAGAGGATTCGTCTTGGGTACGTTCCGGTGAAAGCCGATGAGTTTCCTGGGTTCGATAACTACCGCGTCAAAGCTGGCGAACATATTGGATTTGTCGCTTGTAATGAAATGTTGTTGCATAAGATCCCTACTGAGTTGTATCAGGACATCATGCAACAGATGCACCACGATCTTCCTAACGAAGAGTCCGAAAAGATCCGGATTCAAGTTGAGAACCTTCAGGGTGCTCGAGACAGTTCAGGCAAGAGTTTGACGCAGGTTGAGGGCGAAGGATTTGGCGATTTGGACCGAAATGTCAAAGTCCCCGTTTTCGAGGGCTAAGACCAACTTTTTAAGGAGTATTTGCTATGTCAGCAACCAATGCTCCGTTCGGCCTGCGTCCTGCGTTCCACCCCTCTGGTCTGGATCGCGCTCAGGCGCTTGCTAACGGAATTGAAGCTGTTTCCACAAGTGGAAACGTATCGGCAGGTTATGCCACCACCATTTTGAAGGGGCAACCCATCAAGATGAACACCGCCGGTTACATTGAGGTCGTCTCAGGTGGTGGTGCCTTCTTGGGCGCTTTTGCCGGTGTTGAGTGGACCGATGCGACCGGTCGTCGTCGTGTTTCTAACTACTGGCCTGCCAATGAGTCGTTCCAGGTAGGCTCCGTTGTCGCTTATTTTTATAGCGATCCTCAAATCGTGTACGAAATCCAAGCCGCTGGAAGTCTTACTCAAGCCGCCGTTGGCGACGAGTTTGATATCTCCAACGAATCCGCTGGCTCTACGACCACCGGTCTTTCGCAGGCGACATTAAGTATTACCCCCGCTGGCGGCGGTAACCTCGCTCAAATGCGGGTTATCGACATTGCTCCCTACCCGGACAATGCTTGGGGTGATGCTTATGTCATCGTTCGTGCTCAAATCGCCGAATACCAGTTCGCTGGTGCCGCCGGCACAGCCGTGTAAGGAGGGCATAAAAAATGGCAGCCCCGATGCGCAGTACCGACTTTAGAAGTATTGTTGAACCAATCCTCAACGAATGCTTCGATGGAGTCTATGATCAGCGTACCGATGAATGGTCACGAGTTTTCCGTGAGCAAGAAGGTATTCCCCGCAACTATCACGAAGAGCCAGTCCTTTATGGATTCGGTGCCGCACCTCAACTGCCTGACGGAACCCCGGTTTCGTATCAGCAGGGTGGTGTGCTCTTCCTCAAGCGCTATGTCTACAATGTGTATGGCCTCGCCTTCGCATTGACTAAAGTGCTTGTTGAAGACGGCGACCATATCCGTATCGGTCAGGTTTATGCTCGACACCTTGCCCAGTCACTGATTGAGACAAAAGAAACGCTTGGGGCTAACATCCTCAACCGCGCCTTTAACTCAGCGTTCCCCGGTGGCGATGGCGTGTCGTTGAACTCAGCCTCTCACCCCATTGTTAACGGTACCTTCAGCAACCTGCTGACGACTGCCGCTAACCTGTCGCAGACCTCGCTTGAGCAGATGCTCATCCAGATCCGACAGTCCGTGGACAACAACGGCAAGAAGATTCGCTTGGTTCCCCGTCAATTGATCGTGGCACCCGGCAACGTCTTCCAGGCTGAGGTTCTGCTAAAGTCCGTTCTCCGTGCTGGCAACGCTAACAACGACATCAACCCCATTAAGTCAATTGGCTTGCTGGACGAGGGTGCCGCGGTTATGTCTCGTCTTACTTCTGCCACCGCATTCTGGGTGCAGACCGACGCTCCTGAGGGCATGAAGCTCATGATGCGCCGTCGTCTGGAGAAAACCATGGAAGGCGATTTCGAGACAGACTCGATGCGTTACAAGGCTACCGAGCGATACGACTTCGGGTTTACCGATCCTCGTGCCGTTTACGGTACCCCCGGCGTTTAATAAAGGAGAGAAACCATGTCCCTGACTAACTTCCCCAACGGGATTACTAGCTTCGGGGTGCCGGTTCTTGGAACTATCGGCGGCTTGCCGTTCACGGGTGACTACTACTTTGTAAATCCCGTGAATGGTGCCGACGGTAATGAGGGCAGCGTTGAGTTGCCCCTCAAGACCCTTTATGGCGCTCTTGCTAAATGCACGGCAGGCAATAATGATGTCGTGGTTCTTATTGGTAATGGAGCGGCTTCTGGCTCGGCTCGTCTTTCGACGGCTCTGGCTCAAGAAATCGATTCTACGGCCACAACCGGCACACTAAACTGGAACAAAGACGCTACGCACCTCATCGGTGTTTGCGCCCCCACAGCAGTTGCCCAACGTGCTCGTATTGCTCCTCCTTCGGGTACCTACACCGCCGCTACTTTTAACGCGACGAGCTTCATCAACGTAACTGCTTCGGGTTGCTACTTTGCGAACGTTTCTGTGTTCTGTGGCTTCTCAACTGGTAACGCCAGTATGATTGCTTGGACCGATAGCGGCTCGCGTAACGCCTACTCCAACGTCAATATTTACGGTATGGCTGACGCCGCCTCTGCAGGTGGTGCCAATGCCCGTACCCTAAAACTTAATGGCGGCGGTGAGCACACGTTCATTAACTGCACCTTGGGTGGCGATACGGTCGCTCGAAGTGCCGCGAATGCAACGGTTGAGCTTGCTGGTGGCACGGCTCGTAACTCGTTTGTGGACTGCATTTTCCCGTTCCAAACGTCTGCGGGTACGCCTCTGGGCGTGTTGGCTTCGGCGGCTTCTGCGATTGACCGTTGGACCCTCTTCAAGGGGTGCTCCTTCATCAATAACGTTGCCTCGACCTCCACCACGATGTCTGCTCTTGCCACGCTTCCTGCTTCGGCAGGCGGTATGTTGATGATCCAAAATTCAGCAACGGTCGGAATCACCGAGTTTGGTAGCGATGCCAACTCTCTGGCTCAGATCTACGTTGATATGGCGGCTCCGTCAGCATCTGCGGGTGGTATTGCAGTCAACCCTAGCTAAATAGGAGGCTTCCATGCCCGGATTTAAACCCATGGTCAAAATGATGACCACCGAGCCTTCAGTCGAACTGAAGCTCAAAAAGGGCGGGAAAGTCGAGAAGAAGATGCAACAAGGGGGTCCAGCAATGGACTCCATGTCTGCACAAGACTCTCTTCCTATGTCAGCCCGTGAAGGGATGATGCCTGCCCGTGGTGGAATGATGCCTGCTAAGCGCCCGATGCGCCCATCTCTGATGGCTCGTCGGCGTGCCATGCGTGGTATGCCTACTGGTGCCGGTCCTGCCGCTCCGGTGGGTGATGCCGCTCGTATGGCTGAGGCAACCGCTCCTGCAATGATGCCCGAGAAGCAAATGCCCATGATGAAAAAGGGCGGCAAGATGTCCAAGCTCAACAAAGAGATTCGTAATGAATCTGAAGAGATTGGTCGCGTCAAAGCCAAACTGATGAAGCATGAAGACAAAGCCGCATCTAAGGCCCACAAAGGCCTAAAGACCGGCGGTGTTGTCATGGGTCAAGGCGGTTACAAGAAGGGCGGCGAAGTCAAGATGGCCAAAGGCGGAAGCTCCTACGAGGAGTATTCGGACCGCGGCAATGTCATCAAGACCAAGTCCAACAAAACGACTGAGATGAACACTGCTCATCCCGACAACTCCCCGGCTAAAACCGGTGGTGTGAAGATGGGTAACGCCGGTGGTTACAAGACCGGTGGTGTCGTCAAAGGTCAGGGTGGTTACAAGGACGGCGGTGGTGTAAAAAAGCCAAAGGCTACGGGAAATGTTGATGATAGCGGCGCTCCCGTAGCCATGCCGCAGGGCAGAAAGCCTGCACCCTCTCCGGTTTATGTCAGGCAACTGGCAGGAACCTACAAGAAGGGTGGCAAGGTTACGCCTGCTGAAGGTCGCCTGCAGAAGATGTTCAAGAAGGAAAACGCTCCCGCGATGAAGGCTGCCAAAGCCGATAGCAACGAGAAGTACGCAAAGGGTGGGGCGTTAATGACTCCTAAAATCGGATCGGTAACTGAGACTGAAAAGTCTGTGACAGTCACCCCAGCAAAACGTGGCGGGGCAATGCGCCGTCCTTGCTAAATAGGGTGGGGGCTTCGGCCCCTACTTTCTTTGGAGATTTTTTATGACGACCACACTTTCATCGATTACGCGAGAAGGGCGAACGGAGCCGTTTGAGCTTCAAGTTGCGCGGAATCAAATTCAGGGTCACAAAACAGTATTTAAGTTTGGTAATAACTCCGACATCAATGGCTCAATTGAGACCATTTGGAGCGAGGGTGGTCTCTACGCTTATCCTGCTGCGGCGATCGTCATGAAGGTCTCCAGTTCTGACGCCAATGATGACGCGGCAGGCACAGGTGCTCGCACGGTTGTCGTGTCTGGGCTTGATGAGAATTACGACGAGGTCAGCGAGACGGTGGAGCTTGACGGCCAAACCGAGGTTCTGACGACCACCACGTTTATTCGTGTATTCCGCGCTTTTGTGGCCACTGCAGGATCGGGTGGTACCGCGGCAGGCACGATCTATGTTGGAACCGGCACGGTAACCTCAGGCGTGCCGACAACTGTTTATGCGGCCATTCCTACTGGCGAGAATCAAACCCAGATGGCGTTATGGACCGTTCCAGCCGGTTACACGCTTTACATTACTGGCGGTACGTTTTCAGCGGCATCCAATAACGTTTCTCAGTATGTCTTAGGAAAATTTCTCTTCAGGCCTTTTGGTGGTGTATTCAGAAACACCGCAGACCTTACGGTGAATTCCAATGTTTTCCGCTACGATTGGGAGATACCCCTAGCGATCCCAGAGAAGTCGGACATTGAAGCGCGTGCCATAGCTCTTTCTGGAACAAATTTCTTCGTCACGGCTTCGTTTGAAGGGATGTACATCAAAAACAATGGTGGCGTTTAGGCATGGCAAAGGGTGGCGTGAGTCTTGCCATTGGTCGAGGCGAGAAGTTACCTGCCTCTCAGGGTGCTGGACTGACCTCTAAAGGTCGAGCCAAGTACAACCGAGAGACGGGATCGGATCTTAAAGCTCCGCAACCTCAGGGTGGCAAGCGAAGGGATTCGTTCTGCGCTCGCATGGGTCCTGTCGCTGAGAAAAGCGAGAAAGGAAGCCGCGCCCGAGCATCAATGAAACGTTGGAACTGTCCGGGGTGGTAAATGGCAACTTCAGGAACCTACGGCACGACCGTAATTAACGTCCAAGAGTTTATTGATAAGGGCGCTCGCAGAGCAGGTAAGCTGGCCGAGGAACTGACCTCTGAGCAGGTCGCAACCGCTCGATCCTCGCTTCACATCCTCTTATCGACGCTGATCAATATCGGCATTCAGTACTTTGCGATCGACAAGAAGGTCTTCGGTCTTAAAGAGAACCAGTACATCTACACACTACCGGCAGGGTCCAATGACGTTCTGCAGGCACTTTATCGGCGCATGAACCGCCCAACGGGTGACTACGCTACATCAGCAGGCGGTAACGTGGCCAATGCCTTTGACGGCGACATTGATACGGTCTGCACCCAGACATCGACGAACGGTAATATCTCAGTCAATTACGGCACGAACAACCCTATCTACATTGGATCAATCGGCATTCTGCCTGCGGTAAGCGGCAACAACACGGTGGTCTACGAGTACAGTTATGACGGCTCGACATGGCAGACGCTTTACAGTCCAGGCGCAGAAGTCTGGGTGGATAACGAGTGGATCTGGCATGACATCGACCCCGGCGTAACGGCGCAGTATTACCGTATCCGAGCCACAGGCGGCACTACGCTTTCCTTGCGTGAGCTTTTCTTTGGCAACAACTCCACCGAAATCACTATGGCGAGGCTCAACCGTGACGACTACACGAACCTGCCGAACAAGAACTTTACTGCCAATCAACCGTTTCAGTACTGGTTTGATCGCACAATTCCGCAACCTTCCATGTACTTATGGCCGGTACCGTCTGATACGTTCGTACAGATGACGGTCTGGTACTCACGGCAGATCGAGGATGTCGGGGCGTTAACGAACGAGATTGCGGTGCCTGGTCGCTGGTACGAAGCCGTCTTGATGATGCTTTCTCACCGAATGGCTTTGGAGTTGCCCGGCGTGGATGTTACGAGGATTCAGTACCTCGAGCAACAGGCCGAAAAGTACCTGCATCAAGCCGAGCAGGAAGAGCGCGACAAGTCGCCCATCTACTTTGCGCCGAACATTGGCGTGTACACAAGATAATGCCGATCTTTCTTAATACCACCGGGATGTCATCGCTCTCGATTGCGATTTGTGATCGGTGCAAGATGAAGCGTGCCTACTCGGTGATGAGGAACGACCCCAACTTTCCGGGGCTAAGAGTCTGCAACCAAGGGTGCGCGGATCAGTTTGATCCCTATCGTTTACCCGCAAGAAAGACGGAAAAGATAACGATTCGGTTTCCTCGACCTGACTTGAGTATTGCGGTGGATGACAATAACTTAATCACGACGGGAGATAATGAATTTGTGATCTCCACCCAGCAAAATAATGACAATCCCAGCGACAACGGGAACCTTGATGGCATTGAGGTCTAAATGGCAAACGTAACGATTACCCAACTACCGCAAGCAGGCGCAATTACCGGTCAGGAACTGGTCCCCATTGTTCAGAACGGGCAGACTGTTCAGACCACGACTGCGGCCATCTCTGCGTCGCCCTCGCAGAATCAGACGTTTATTACCGTTAATCAAGAACCAACGCTGCCGAACTCGCGCTCTCTGTCCGGTTCAACTGGTGTTGGTCTAGTGGACGGTGGTGCTCAGAGCAACATTGAAATTACGTTAAATGGCGTCTCAGGCAGTCTAGAGGCGTCTAACTCAGGGTTGATTGCCAAGACGGGCGGTAGCGTCACAGGCAGGCAAATAGTGGCTGGCACGGCAGGTGTGCAGATCACCAACGGCGACGGCGTATCTGGCAATCCTTCGATCAGCCTTACCGGACCGGTTGGAGCGCTTGCTGGTCTAAGTGGCGTTGGCATCCTCGGACTAAACGGAAGCACAGTTACGGGTCTTACGTTGGTTGGCACGGCCAATCAGATTGATGTGGCTAACGGCACCGGACCAAGCAACCCCACCATTTCGATTGCAAGCAATCCAACGCTACCCGGCACAGGCGCAGTTTTAATGCCCGGTGGTACAACGGCAGAGCGACCTGGAGGCACGGCAGGGCAGGTGCGTTTTAACTCAGACTCAGGCTTTATGGAGTACTACACCGGGTCAATGTGGGCAAACCTTTCTGCAGGCGCATCCATTGCGAACAACATCGGCGGTGGACTTGCCAACCAAATTCTCGTCCAAAACGGACCAAGCTCAACGACATTTATTTCTGCGCCTACGGTAGCCAATACCTTTTTAGAATGGTCTGGAAGTGCATTTCAGTGGTCAGCCAATCCTCTTGGAACGGTCACCTCAATTGATGTGTCAGGCGGTACAACCGGTTTAACGTACTCCGGTGGTCCAATCACAAGCGCCGGCACGATCACGATGGCTGGAACCCTAATTACGACCAACGGCGGAACGGGACTTTCAAGCTATACCGCAGGTGACATCACCTACTACGCCACAGGTACAGCGTTTACTAAACTTGCCATCGGTGCGTCAACTTTTATTTTGACATCCACCGGTACGGCTCCTCAGTGGAGCGATCCTGCAGGTATTTCGGTCAACACCGCAACCAATGTTGCAGGTGGTGGTGCGAATCAGATTGTGTTTAACACCGCCTCGGGAACAACCTCATTCATCACGGCACCTACGGTTGCAAGCACCTACCTTGAGTGGTCAGGAAGCGCTTTCCAATGGTCATCCAACCCACTGGGTACAGTGACCTCTGTTGATGTTTCTGGAGGCACGACGGGGCTTACGACAAGCGGTGGACCCATCACGACATCGGGGACCATTACGCTTGCCGGGACCCTTGCGGTAGCCAATGGTGGTACAGGTCAGACCTCGTACACGGACGGCGAGTTGCTAATTGGGAACTCCACCGGTAACACACTCACCAAAGCCACGTTGACTGCAGACACCGGGATATCAATTACCAATGGAACCGGCTCGATCACTATTGCGGCAACCAACAATGGCACGGTAACCTCGGTAGACGCCTCAGGTGGTACAACGGGGCTGAGCTTCTCGGGCGGTCCTATTACGACCTCAGGAACACTGACGCTTGCAGGAACGTTAATTACATCCAATGGCGGCACCGGGTTAACGAGTTATACGGCAGGTGATCTTTTGTACTACGCCACAGGCACCGCACTCTCTGCGCTTGGACTGGGTACTCAGGGACAAGTCTTAAAAGCCGGAGCCTCTGCACCTGAGTGGGGTGCAGTTGACGGCGGAACATTTACTTAGGAGATTTAAAATGGCGGCTTCAGGCGCAACCCCAATCATTCTTTATCACTCAACGACTGGTGCCGCGGTACCGAGTAACGCAAATCTTGCACCCGGTGAGTTAGCGGTCAACATCGCTGACATGAAACTCTACTGCGAGAACGACTCGGGCGTAGTTACATTGCTTGCCTCTGCGGCTGGATCTGCAGGCGATGTGGTTGGACCGGGATCCGCAACAGACAATGCGATTGTTGCCTTTGATGGCACAACAGGAAAGCTCATCAAGGCTGCCGTTTTAGGAACGGGTGTCCAAACCGCGTTAGGTGTAAACACTGGATCAGCAGGGGCCGTTGTCCTGTTTGATGGTGCTCTTGGAACACCTTCTTCTGGAACCCTGTCTTCTTGTACGGCTGATGGAACCAATCCCGTTGGCTTTAAAAACATTCCTTCATCAGGTACTAAAACAGCAAGCTACACCCTTGTTGCTGGGGATGTAGGCAAGTTTGTTGAGCTTGGTGCTTCCGGCACCATTGTTATACCAGCCTCAGTATTTGCGGCTGGTGATGCAATTAGTGTTTTTAATAATACCTCGGCTAGTATTGCTTGTACTTGCTCTGCAATTACTACTGTTTATGAGGGCGGTACAGACACAAACATTTCTGCTACAGGATTTAGTATTACCACAAGGGGTGTAGTCACTATTCTTTTCATTGATACGACAACAGTAGTTATTACAGGTAACTTAGCATGAGTGGTATTCACTTAGCCCTTTTGGGCATGACTTATGGGGGGTCGGTAACCGTCATCCAAACCTTTACATCTTCTGGTGAGTGGGTATGCCCTACTGGTGTTACAGAGGTGGAGTGGCTTTTAGTTGCGGGTGGAGGTGGTGGTGGTTATGATGGAGGTGGGGGTGGCGGTGCGGGAGGTTATCGTACTGGTACTGGACTGTCCGTTTCCGTTGGATCAACTTACACAATAACTGTTGGTGGCGGCGGTGGTGGTGGTTCTAATAACGTTCGTGGCGGTAACGGCGGTAATTCGTCAATAGCCGGGCCATCTCCATTTACGACCATCACTTCTGCTGGTGGCGGTGGCGGTGGATCATATGCAGCAGTACCCTCCGGTAATCCCGGTGGGTCTGGAGGTGGCGGTGGTGGTGCTGCATCAACCGTACCGGGCGGTGCTGGCGATACTCCTACTACAAGCCCATCTCAAGGAAACAATGGTGGGAATGGAGTAAATGCCTATATCGGTGGTGGGGGCGGCGGAGCAGGTGCTCCGGGCGCAAATGCAAGCACAAATGCCGGTGCTGGCGGAAATGGGGATACATCTGCTATTTCTGGCGTAACTACTCCTTATGCTGGAGGGGGTGGTGGCGGTGATGGCGACCCGGGAACTGGTGTTGTTGCCCTAGGGGGAACTGGTGGCGGTGGGAACGGAGGTACGAATGCGGTTGCTCCAACTCCGGGTACTGCAAACACAGGTGGTGGAGGCGGTGGACATGATAATAATATTGCTCCGTCTGTAACTGGCGCAGCAGGCGGCTCTGGCATTGTCATCCTAAAATACCTTGTACCAGTAGGAACCACAGTCACGCACATCTACAAAGGATCGGGGTCTTGGGTTGCACCTGAAGGGGTGACTGCTGTGGAGTATTTAGTGGTTGGTGCAGGAGGTGGCGGCGGTGCTGTAGGCGGTGGGGGAGGTGCTGGTGGTTTTAGGACTGAAACGGGATTTGCCGTAACCGCAGGAACAACATACACAGTTACAGTTGGTGCTGGCGGCAGCGCAGCTGCGGGGAGTCCCGGCACAAAAGGCGGCTCTGGAAACAATTCTGTGTTTAGTACGATCACCTCGGCAGGTGGTGGAGGTGGAGGGTCAGACGCTCCAAACCTAGCCGGTATTGCTGGAGGTTCTGGTGGAGGGGGAGGCCATTCACCAAGCGCCGCTGCTCCAGGTGGTGCGGGGAATACTCCGTCAGTAAATCCATCACAAGGAAATAATGGTGGAAATTCTGTGGTAAGCGGTAGTTTCACGACTGGTGGCGGTGGCGGGGCAAGTCAAGCCGGTAGTGGCACTACTAGTAATGGCGGTAACGGGACTGCTTCTTCTATTTCTGGTATTTCTACCACCTACGCTGGAGGTGGAGGAGGAGGAGGATGGAGCGGTAATATTGCAAATGGAGGAACAGGTGGTGCAGGCGGAGGCGGCCAGGGTGGGCAAGGCACAGCACCATACAATAGCAATATAACAGCGGGAACTGCTAACACGGGTGGTGGAGGTGGCGGTGGAAACTTTAGCGCAGCACCCACTAACGGAGCAGCAGGCGGCTCTGGCATTGTAATTATTAAATACACAGTTTAGATATGGATACAAAAATTTACAGACTCGTTGGCATTGACACAGCCATGCACCTACTACGCCCCGGTGCTAAGTGGGAAATCTCTAACTCAGTCATAACTAAGTGGGATGACCCAAGACCGCAACCAAGCATGGAAGAAGTGAGGGAAGTCATGGACAAGATTCAAGCGTTTGAGGACTCCATAAACACGATCTGGCTACCCGAGCAGATAGAAGAACTTACTGGAAGAAAATGATCCATAACCTATTTCCCCAACCTGTT